ACTTTGAAGCGTAAATCCAGCACCAGTTGTTCCGCTTGCACCTAATGTTCCCTCATTGAGGTTAAACGCTTGACAAACACCGCTCCCATAACTTGCGGCATTTTCGTCAAAAACATTGAGTGAAAATCCGCTTGACAATGCGCCAAATTTTCCGAAACAAGAGAAAGTGTAGGTTGAACCACTTGCAAGCGTTGCCGTTTGACGCACCCGTGATGCGGTATTTGTCGCTTGAAACAAGGTCGCATTTGTACTTCCACTTGGTGAAATAATCCCTGATGTTACTATTGTGTCTGCCGTTATCGTCCATCCAGTATCAAGGCTAACCGACCCCGATAGCGTATTCGTCCCACTCGGCTCCACAAGCAACGCAGGACACCCAACCGTTCCATCGCTTGCGAAGTAGTCCAACCTCGGAATCCCCGAAGCCACCGACTCAATCAATCCGCTCGCATTGACACGAGTTGCGTTGGTCGCACGGGTGACCGTGAAATCACCCGCTCCGCTTGTTGGGATTTGCGAGTAAAGTTTCCCCGACTTGAAGCGGGCGGGAACGATTAGGAGCGAAGGTGTCGGCATTGTTAGAAGTTATAAATCGTAGCAAAGCGACCGAACAGGCAACCGCTGACCGCCGCCTCTGCCGTGGTCGCTCCGTCCGCATCAGCACGGGCGTTGAACGCAGCCCAAGCCGCAGCCGATAAGCCACCGCCTTGCAGGGTGCTTAATGGATAGCCGTAGCCGTAGCCTAAAAACATTGCTTAGAGGAAGGTGTAACCGATGACGCTACCGACGCTTGGAGTGACGGCCGTAATCTTGCCGCCGTTCCTTCCGCTGATGACGATACCAGCGGACACGGACTTGCCGCTCATAGCGTAAGCGGTCAGCAAATCCTCCCCTCCCGAACCCGTTAGGGTCGTGAAGGTAGCGGCGGTATTCACCACGATGAAGTCAAAGTTTTGGCCCGATACCGCAGCGTCCACGAATCGCATGGAACCGCCCTGTCCGAGCATTTGTTGAAGAATAGGAGTAGGCATTTTATTGGGGTTGCTTTAGGGTAAATGTATCTTATGAAGGAATTTCACAAATGTTGTGGCCGTATGGCAGTTGGAATGACATGGTTGCCACCCACCCCGCCGTGCGGTCATCTCGGCTCTCTACGAACCTTGTAAGCGACACGGAGGTACTTAGCGTCCACTCTTGCGTTGGGTCGTTTGTAAGGGCTGAAATGAAGTCCTGTGCGATTTGTAGTTGGTCGCTCAAAACCTCGTCTTCGTTATCCTGCCAACCCAGCGTCGGACTGCCCGAAACCACTCCGCCCATCGTGGCAATGGATTCCACTCGGTCGCTAAAATAGACACCCACAGTAAGAGCCAAACTGCCCAAGTCCGTACTCGCTGACTGCACATCCGCAAATACCAAAGGATAGACGATTCGCTCACGGCTTGGGGTTCGTAAGTTTATCGTGTTGTCGGTCCCGATTGCAAGCGGGTCGCCCGTCCCGAAGGAGTTGACCTGCGGGTGGGCATTTGCAAGCGCAAGGAGTGCCTGCTTGATTTTTATCCATGACATATGCTTGGAGTTTCAGAATGTTTTTAGAATGTGCGCCCATCGTTAGCAGTTGTTGCAGTAAGGGTCGTAGCCGTATGGCCATGGTCTATCAAGCCCAGCACCACGGCGCAGAGTCCGAGCGTCCAAGGCCATCCCCGTGTTGTAGTTGGTTCCGTTGGGGTAGATGGTGTCCAAAGCCGATGGCGGGGAGTTAAAGAGCGGATAGTCGGTGCGGTTCTCCATGAGGTAGCGGGTGATTCGCTCGGAATACCACTCGGCATCGTTCTTGACCTTGTCCGTCAACCTTGTGATTTCGTCCATGGACATTTGGGAACTTTCCTCGCTGGTACGGCGGACCATTCCTTTGTTCATGTATTTGAACGCAAGCACCATCGGTAACTCGTAGTAGAGCCATTGCACCATGGCGGGTTGGATGTAGTCCTCCAATAGCGTCGTGTTCAATGCCGTGGTCGTACCGCTGACCACCTGCCCCACCATTTCCGAGTATAGGGCCGAACCGACTATCGGTTGGATTCGCATCTCTTGAACCTTCACGATGGTTGGCCGTATTTGGGTAAACGAAACATTCTCGTTTATGACCGAGTTGTCCAGCAGGGTTTGTTCGCTGATAAAGAGTGCCTTCATGCTTTCGTGATTTTGTTGCCTTTGCGGATTACCAACTGTTGCTCCCAAATGTGTCTGCATTGAGGACGATTCACTCCGCTGGCCGTGTGATACCAACCACCACGGCGGTTCCATACGCTATATCCCATGATGTTAGAGATGCCGTTGATGTCGTCCCGTGTGTACACCTTCCCTTGGTCAGCGAGGTCCAGCATCACCTTGCAGAACTCACGGCTGGTCCTCTTGTCCTTGTTGCTAAACCCTGCGGCCCATGCGTATTTATAGCGGACCTCCAGCACAGGTTCGGCCACTTCCTTGATGTTCTTCGGCAAGCCCTGCTCGGCAATTTGGTCCACGGCCCTTGCGATGGGGTAACGGTCTTTGGTAATCAAGTACGCCACACGCTTTGCGACCTTGGCCTTGCTGACCCCGAACTCCTTGGCCATTTCTTCCACGCTTGCGTCCCGATTCTTTTTGCGGTAGGCTTCAATTTTTTTATCCAGTTCCTTCTCCTCCTCCCCAAGTTCGGCGAACGCTTGACGCACTTGGTCGTCTAAGTCGGTGTCAAAGCGCATTGGCTTAGAGTGCATTACCACATAGTCGTCCGAACTACTCCCAAACTTGCTTGCGACCACCTCCAAGACCTTGAACTCTTCCTCCCCCCATCCGTAGTCCTCGGTATCCTCCTCACCCCACATAGGCTCGGAAAACGCCTGCTCCTGCACGCCCAATAAGGTGTTCACTTCTTCGGGGGTCAAGCCGAAACCAGCGGATAGCATTGTGCGGGCCATCTCCAAGGTGATTTTTTCTTGGGCGTAATGGCGGACGATTCGCATGAGGTTTTGGTACTCACGGCCCGATAGTTTCTTGATGTTGTCGTTGCTAAGTTGTGCAGGCGTTTGCGGAACCTTGTCGGGTTGGGGATTGGGTCCAACCACATCGGCAGGTTGCTTTTCCAACGCAGGAAGGCCCGCTTTTTCCCGTAGTTCTTCGGGGGTCATGATTTGCAGCAGGGCTTGCTCGGATAGTCGCTCGGTGATGGGTTCCACAGGAATCAACTCCATCCCTTCCACGCCATTGAACGACCCTAAATAGTTAATCATCCGCTCCACCTTGCGAACTCGGTCGTTCACATAGGTCGCCTTGAATAGTTCGTACGCCTCCACCATTTCCTGCCGTCCACCAAGTTGGCCTTCGGTCTTCACGCCGAATAGCATCGGGTTCACGACCCTGTGCGAAATAAAGATTTCGGACTGGATGGCCTTGTTGAGAATCTCAAACTGCTTGTCCATATCTGACGGAGTCAGCGGTTCCAAGGTGGGAGCCTTGCTGATATCGTCGTTGAAGGTCACAACAAAGCGGCCCGCATTGTCGGTCCCGCTGAACTTCCGCTTGATTTGACGCTCAATGTCGCCCTGTTCTTCGGGTGTAGGGATTCCGTTGTTGAAGTTGATTAAATACCCACCCCAAAAGTTGTTGCGGAGGTTGTTGTTGTGGAAATTAGCCACCTGCACATCCGCTTCAATCCAAGCCAAGCCCCCCATGTATTCGGGGAGGGGATAGGACTTTACACCTGCTGCGTACACCCTGTAATAGAATAGTTGCTTACCAATACGGTTATCAGCATCAAAGGCGGGGATTTTTTCTACATCGCCAATTTTGGGGTATAGTTGGACCATCGCATCGTCGTACCAATCGGCCACCTGGAACATCCGCTCGTCCTTGTCCACTCGGATTTTCTCAAAGGGGATATGCTCCATTTTCGCAATCGTCCCCATCTTGTTCCATGTGACTGCAACCGCAAACCCGTTGAATAGTTCAAGGTCCAAGACCAACTTTTCGGTGATGTCGTTGAGGTCGTCATGCTCGGATAGTCCGTCAAAAAACTTGGCGTAGCGGGCCTGCTGCTCAACCGTCATCTTTTCCCCTGGCTGCCATCCACCGCCCACGATGTAGTTCACCTTGCCATTCACGATGGCGTTGTGTTTGCTGCTCCTTCGGTAGTTGTCCAGCAGATAGTAGGGGTACTCGTTGAACGCCCCGTAGGTGATATACTTGCCCGCCTTGTTTTCAAGCATCACGGGGACTTTGTGTTCAATACCCAACCATTGGGTAAATGATTGCTTTATGCTCATAGCGTGTGGACGGTGAAGTTGAGAGCCGAAATTATGATGTTTGCGCCACTATTTACGGCGTTGACTAAGATGGTGAACTCATCATTGACCGCACCTTGCAGAACTGCTTCAATCGTAACCGAATGACCGTCATTGTGAGCCGTCGTAATGTCAGTCATTGACTGGTTTATGGCGTTGCCGTTCTTGGCAATGTAAATCTTGATTTGGTTGCCGTTCCCCTGCGAGAATACCATGCTTGCCGATACCCGCAAAGCAGCACTCGTCGTGCCTGTGTAGGTGATGGAACTGGTCGTCCGTGAAAAATTGTAAGCAGTCAGCAGACCCGACTTCATTGCAGAGGTCAGTTTTACCGCACTCCCTTGGGTTGGGGTGAAGTTGGTGTCCGTGTCAAGGTACAGGTTTGCAACGCCCCGCTCTCGGTCCAAGGTGGCGGTATCTGCGAGGTCGTCAAAGAGTCCACCCACACGGACGGCGGTATTGGCTGCGGCAACGGTTTCGTTGGTGATGGTCAGGGCCGAAGCCTGTAACTGACTGCGTGTTTGTACGCTCATTGGAATGTTTGGTCAAAGGTTGAATCAAAGATGCTGACGGCACTTGCGCCGTAGACATTGTATTGGATGGTATTGGCGAAGGTGTTAAATGTGAGGCTGATTACCTGTACATACGCCAAGCCCGTTTCAACCACCGCAACGGCTGCTGCAACCGTGCTACTGGTATCGTAAACTTCATAACGATAGGAACCCGTTTCAACCGCCCCCACGGTAATCTGAAATTTGTCATAGCGGTTCGTGTAGGAAGAAAGGTTGGCTGATTTCAGCAGCGTGAAGTCGGTGGTCAGGTTCTTGGCGATGTTCGTGAGCCGCAGGATGTAACGGTCACCCGATGAGGCCCGCTGCGTCCAAGTGACGACGATTGTGTTCGTGGTGTTGGGGGATAGGTAAATCACTCTATTCCCAAATGTAGGATGCGCCCGAATTTCACAATTTGCGCCCGATGCTTCGGTAGAGTTCGGCCCTCCGCTCGGCGGTCTTGCTGATGTCAAACCGCTCCCTCACATCCTTGGACAACTGCACGGCAAGGGCTTTGGCGTAGTCGGGTTCGTTCACGAACTTCCTCACCGCCTTGTACCAAGCGTCCTTCTTGCCGTAGGGGATGAGCAACCCGTTGTGGCCGTGGACGATTATGTCCGTGTAGGGGATGGTTTCCGAGGCGATGATAGCCTTGCCCATCCAGCCCGCTTCCACCACTTTCAGTTCGCTTTTGAGGCGGTTGAACTTGGTATCACGGAGCGGTGCGATGGTTGCGTTGATGAAGTTGTACCCGCCCACATAGGAGTAGATGTCAGCCGCTTGGATTCTGCCGTAGTTCTTGTTCAGCCCACGGCAGGACAACATCTTTTCGTAGTCGTCGTAAACGGCGTTCCCATCATTCCACCCGCCAAGGTAAATCTTATACCTCCCATCCAGCGACTTGTCGTGGGCAAGCAATCCAAACGAATGTTCCACCAAGGCGATGTCCTCCTGGTGCTGCGCCCCTCCGAACCAACCAATCTTAAACAGGTGCGGTTCGGGTTCGGCCGTCGTGTCGGGGAGGTACTGCTGATAGGCCTCGTAGGGTTCGTTCGGGAGGATGGTGACGGCCTTGTTGAGCAGGCGAATCTTCTGCGCCAAGTGTTCGGTCGTGGTGGTCACATGGTCGGCCAAGCGGATATGCTCTCGGATTTGCTCGTCAAGTTTGGTGGATAGGTAGTGCCGATACATGATATGCCCGCTCTCCAGCACCCAGTAGTCGTCAAGGTCAAGTATCACCTTCGCCCCAAACGCCGTGAGAGCCTTGTAAACGCTACGAATTTGGTCCAAGGTACCTTGACACCACAAGCGATTAAATAACCACACATCAACGGTCTTTAGGTCTTCGTCTTTGACATTGGCGATGTTGTCCACGCACACATAGTCAAACTCCGTGTAGTTGTCGCCAAGATATGCGTTTGGCATTTCCAGTCGGTAAAAAGAACACCCCGTCGGGTGGGCGTTGTAAACGATGCAAATTCTCATACCCAAAGTTACAAAAAAAAAGGGCCACCCCGTGAGAGATGGCCCTAACCACTAAACCATGCGGGAGTATGAGAACCCGCAGGTCAAAGATACGCTACGACCCGCTGATTTGGGTCGTGGAAGCCGAGAAAGTT